GGCGCTGTAACGAACTCTGATTATTTTGGGGAGATTTCTGCCCAAGGTGATACAGTAAAAATTATCAAAGAACCTGAGGTCAGTGTTTCGGCATATGCCAGAGGCACTACTATCAATGCACAAGACCTTGATGATGAAGATTTTTCATTAGTCGTTGATAAGGCTAACTATTTTGCCTTTAAGATCGACGATATTGAAGAAGCTCACTCACATGTTAATTTCATGGACATGGCAACTAACCGGGCAGCTTTCCGTTTAGCTGATCAACATGACCAAGAAGTTCTAGGTTACCTATCTGGTTTTAAACAGTCTGCTTTACACACAAATGCAGACACTGTTAATGATCAGGTTAATGGTAGTGTAGCAGTAGCAACTGCAGGTACAGATGAATTGTTGACTTCTATGAAGCTCCGCAAAGACTCATTTGGTAATATTACAACTAGCTCTGCTGGCGATCATTCGATCCCACTAGCTGCTCGTTTACCCGGTGCAACAGCACTTTCAACAGGGGTAGCTTCACCAGCAATGGTTGTGGCTCGTATGGCTCGTCTTCTTGATCAACAGCAAGTTGATAAAGCTGGACGGTGGATTGTTGTTGATCCAGTATTCATGGAAATTCTACGTGATGAAGACTCTCGTCTTTTTAACGCAGACTTCGGTGAATCAGGTGGACTACGTAATGGTCTTACTTTGAATAACTTCCACGGCTTCCGTGTATATTCTTCAAGTAATCTTCCAGCAGTAGGCACTGGCCCCGGCACTACAGGTTCAGCTAACCAGAATACTGATTTTGGTGTTATAGTTGCTGGACATGATTCTGCTATTGCAACTGCAGAGCAGATCAACAAGACAGAAACATATCGTGACCCTGACAGCTTTGCTGACATTGTTCGTGGTATGCATCTATACGGTAGGAAGATTCTTCGTCCAGAAGCAATCGTCACTGCCAAGTATAACGCAGCATAGAGGGGGATATAAACTATGGCTACTTATTCATCTAGTTTACAACTAGCCCACCGACCAACTGCACCAGCACCTTACTTGTTAAGTAATACTATTGACATTGCTGTGGAAAATACGAATAATGCAGCAGCATTAGCTGCTAACGATATTCTACAAATCTTCACATTGCCAAAAGATACACTTATCATGGCTGCTGGTTTTGAGGTCGAAGCTCTACTAACTGGCGAATCAAACGATACAACATTTAACCTTGGTATTACTACTGCCTCTACTGGTGGTATTGCTGCTGATGTTGATGAGTTTGTTGCAGCAATGGATACCGATGCTATGGCAGTAGGTTCCTATGCTACTATGATCCCCAGTGTTTATCCAGCTGTTGTAGGTTCAACTACAACTACTTTGGATTTGGAACTTCAAGCAGCATCTACTGCACCTACAGGCGGTAAAATCCGTGTGTGGTGTGTGTTGATGAATATTGATAATCCGGGGCTTTACAGTGCTAATGAAGTTGACCGTGATCGGTTAGCTTAAAAATTAAGGGGCTGGGAAACTAGCCCCTTTAATTAATTAAAAGGGTTAAAAAATGGCTACGTATATTACGTTAGTAAATCAATTACTTCGTAGAATTAATGAAACCGAACTAGATGCAACTGGTGACGGTTTTGCTAATGTACGTAACTTACAAGCTTTATCTAAAGATGCTATTAATTCTAGCATTAGAGAAATTTTACAAGTGTCTCAAGAATGGCCTTTTATTCTTGTTACTAACACTCAGACATTAACAGTAGGTTCAGGATCATATTCTTTTCCTGCAGATTTTTCTAAGATTGATTGGGATACATTTTATATTAAACGTGATGCAACAGTATTAAATGAGCCTATGAGATTGCCTGTAATATCTTACAAAGATTATCTTAAAACGTATCGTCCTGCAGAAGATGTAGGTGGTGAAACAGCTAGGGCTGTACCACAAAGAGTGTATCAAACACAAGAAGCTAAGTTTGGTATCACTCCTTTACCAAATAATACTTATCAAATAGAATATCGTTATTGGTCTTTTCCTGCAGACCTATCAGCTTTTGATGATACTTGTGTTGTACCTGATAGGTTTAACACTGTAGTTATTGATGGAGCTATGATGTATATTATGAGATTCCGTTCTAATGATCAGAGTGGACAAATACATGAACAAAAATTTAAAGATGGTATTAATAACATGAGAAGACTTTTACTTGATTCTCATTTACAAGTAACATCTACAGTAACAGGGCAACACTTTAATACAAGTTCTGGTACTCGTTAATGGCAGACCAATTATCTACATTTGCTACACCTTGTGGTGGTGGGTTATTTAACAACCTTGATCCTATTACACATGGTAGAGATTTTGCTGGATCAGCTTACAGGATGATTAACTATGAACCTGCCCTTGAGGGTGGGTATCGTCGTATTAGTGGCTTTACAAAAGCTTATGGTGAGCTAACAGGTGACTCTACTAATAACGTACCTGTGTTAGGTGTACACGTATCTGCTGACGTACAGCAAGGTATATTTGGTGCAAGAAAACCTGCAAGTGGTAATAATCATTTACACTGGTACAATCACTACTATACTGTTGCTGTAACTAATGGAACAGGAACTAACCTTACAGTAGGTGAAACTATTACAGGTGTAACTAGTTCAGGAGATAACACTGCTGTTGCCCCTACAGCTACTGTAATATCTACTGCAGCAAACAGTGTAGTTTTAAATTTTGGTAAATTACCTACTGCTGTATTTGCTACAGGAAATGTTATTACAGGTGGTACATCTAGTGCATCCACAACAGTAACGGCTACACCAGTAGTAATAGCTTGGACAGAAATAACTTCTGATGTTATTGCTAATGATCCTGATGGTGTATGTGCTACTCAAACAACTAGTGGTGCAGCTAACCTAGTTATTAATGGTGCATTACATTCTTCCAACACAATAAATTTTACAACATCTGCTGCAGAACAACCTAGAAAGGTTACTATTTTTTCTGCTGGTGGAGATGAATCAGGAATAACTTTTGGTGTTGTTGGTACTGACTATCTAGGTCAAGCTAGTGTAGAAATTATTACAGGGCCAGCAGCTAATGCTACTGTAACAAGTACAAAGTTTTTTAATACAGTTACACAAATAGCAACTAGTGGTGCAGTTACAGGTAACATTACAGTAGGCTCTGGTGCAGGTCAGTATAGACCAACTGCACCTACAATGGTTGGTGTAAGTCAAGTAAGATTTGAAAATTTTAATTGGGGTGCTCCTAAGTTTGCAATGGTTGATGGTATTAACCCTGCAGCTACTTATGATGGTAGTAATTATATACAGATAACAGATAGTAATGCTCCTACTGATCCTACATTAATAGCAGCTTTTAACAACCATTTATTTTTAGCTGGTGATGCGGCAGCACCTTATCATTTACATTTTAGTTCTCCTATTGCAGAAACAGACTTTAGTCCTGCTAATGGTGCAGGTGTAATTAATGTAGGATTTAAAATTGTACAAATAAAAGCTTTTCGTGATCAACTTTTTATATTTGGTGCAAACAATATTAAAAAGTTAGTTGGTGATAATCAAGCTAATTTTGTTTTACAAAACGTAACAAGTAATCTTGGATGTGTTGCACCTGATACTGTAGTAGAATTTAATGGGGAATTAATATTTTTAGCACCTGATGGATTACGTCCTATTTCTGGAACAGATCGTATTGGTGATATTGAGTTGTCTACTTTGTCTAAACCTGTCCAATCTATCTTTGAGGACTTTACAGCTAATGAAGATTTAACTACAATGAAAACTGTTGTAGTAAAAAAGAAATCACAGTTCCGTATGTTTTTTCAAGACCAAGACTCATTAGGTATTATTGGTGGTATTAGACGTAGTGGACAGGGTGGTGCAGGATTTGAGTTTGGACAAATTGTTGGTATTGAAATTAACCAATTAGCTAGTGGATACATTGATGATGAAGAGTTTGTTATACATGGTGATAATGCTGGTTTTGTATATCGTCAAGAAACTGGAACAAACTTTAACGGTAATGATATATTTAGTTTTTTTCAAACCCCTTT